TTTTTGTTCGCCTGTGTGCTGGACGTAGTTAGAAAAGTTAACCCTTCTTATTGTAAAGTTCTAATTTTTTTACAATAAACTTTACAATTTCACTACGCACAATATCGGCTTCCGTCAATGTAAAGACATGGATACCTTTATCTCGACTCTCTTCATCGTTAAAAACGTTACACATTTTTTCAAATCCCGATTTACCATTAATATCTGATTGCATAGGGTCACCGCAAATAAACAATTTGCTAAACTGACCAACACGAGTCATTAAAGTAGTTAGCTCTCTAAATGTACTATTTTGAGCTTCGTCCATGATAACTGCTTTAGCATTCCACGAAAGACCACGAAGATATCCGGTTGGTTTACCTTCAATACGGTTTTCTTTCATAAGCATATTAATATCAGCTTTACAAAGCAGTTCATCAAGCTTCTCCATTAAAGGTTCAAGATATGGAGATAGTTTCTCTGCAGCATCTCCCGGGAGATATCCCATTTTATTATCTGAACTCTCTACTATACTGCGAATATATATTAAGTCAGATACCTTCTTTAAATTTAAAAGCTCCAGCGCTACTAACGTGGCTAAAAAGCTTTTACTACTACCAGAAGGACCTGTTAAGAATACAATCTTAGTGTGATTGTCTAATGCTATTTTGAGAAATTCTTTTTGTTTATTTGTTAAATCCGGCCTTTGTCGTATCTGTACCGGTCTTTCTAACTTATCGGCCTGATGTACTAAAATACTCTTGTCTTTAGTAGCAGGTGCATTATTTTGACTTTGTTGAGCTAACTTCTGTTTTTGTAATCGCTTTTTTTTGCTCATCTGTTTATATTTACTTCAAAGCATAAATATATATATGCTATTTAAAAACTTTGATGCAAGGTATGAAAGTCTGTTAAGAGAATTTACCGAATCGTTTCCTGTTGAAGGTCATGCACCTACTTGGCAAAAGAAAGCTGGTAAATCACCTACAGGTGGTCTTAACCGTAAAGGTATAATGAGCTACCGTCACAGTCACCCAGGTAGTCACTTGTCAATGGCTGTTACTACTAAGCCAGGTAAATTAAAACCAGGCAGCAAAGCAGCTAAACGCCGTAAGAGCTTTTGTGCGCGTATGAAGGGTGTCAAAGGCCCGATGAAAAAACCAAACGGTAAACCTACCCGTAAAGCATTAGCTCTACGTAAGTGGAACTGTCATTAAGAGAAATATCTCTGTTTAAGTATTTCGAAACCTCTTTTTTGCAAAGCAGTACCACGTTCGTCACCGAACGATTCTTTTCCGCCATGATATATGGGAAACGTAGATAAATTGATCCCTTTTTCGTTATCAGGAAACAACTCTGCTACTATAAGGGAATCATATCCCGCATCAGTAATTTTAAAGCAAAAATCTACATCTTCTCCGTATCCTGGACTAAATGTTTCGTCTATATAGCCTAATTTTTCAATTACTTCTTTTTTAAGCGCTACATGTGCAAACGGGTAGAAACTTCTACCGTTTAACCATACTTCAGTTAAACCAGTAATAGCTAAATTAGGTGTAGTTCTTAAAGGTGCTATCATCTTTTCAACCCACCAGTGTTTAGGTTGATTATACAGCACTACATCTGAATTTAATAAAATAACATACGGTGTTGTAGCTACTTTAATGCCCATATTAGTCGCTTTAGGGTAGCCTAAAGCTTCTGGTGACCAAACAAACGTGATAGCTGGGTTGTTAAGATTTAAAATGTAATCTGCACTCTCTCTGTCACTACCATTACAAACTACTACAACACAGGCTTTAGTTAAATCAGTGGTAGCAATAATAGAGTCTACACAACGCTTTAAAATAGTGTAGGGTTTATATGCAGGAATTATTATGGTTGTATCTAACATGATTATTTTTGAAAATACCTTTGATATACTATGTCGTGACCTCTACCAGCTAATTGTTCTCCTACCGAACCAAATGTACCTTGACCTTTATGATATATAGGATACTGAGCGGTATATATTTTTTCTTCATCGACAGATGTATTATTAGTTATAACGTTTAAGTCGTACCCAGCGGCAACTGCTTTAAAACAAAAGTCTATATCCTCTCCATACCCCGGGCTAAACGTTTGATCTAAGTAGTTAAATTGTTCTAAGGTAGTCTTACGTAAACCTACAAGAAAAAACGGTATATAAAGACCATAATTAAAATACATGTTACAGATACCAGTAACTGCAGTTTTAGGGTTTTGTTTTAAGGGGTCAATTAAATTAGTTAACCAAAGATTTTTTGGAGGCCAGTCTAATACAGTTACGTCTGTATTCATTAATAGTATGTAGGGGGTTTCAGCTAACTTCAAACCTATATTGGCTGCTTTAGTGAAGCCTATAGGTTCATTATACCAAACAAAACGTACTGTGTTAGATTTGCTTTCTAATAAAAAATTAGCTGTATCTCTATCGCAACCATTACACACGACTAATATATCCGCTACATCCGGATCTGTATTTTTAATAATAGAATTAACACAATCTATAAGCAAACTCGTATGTTTGTAAGCTGGTATTACGATTGTGGTATCTTTCATTTTAAATAATTACATTTATTTGCAAATAAGCAATAAGAAACCCGCTCATTACTGAGCGGGTTCTTTTTAGAACACTTTTTACTAAGTGTAGACCTCTTAGAGGAATACGCTTTGTGTACCAGGTGTAAACGATGTGTGTAGACCTGTTACGATAATTAAGTGGTAGTATAATGCTGCACCGAAGATATGGTCAATAACGCCATAACGGGTCATTAAACCAACACGTGGGCTGAAGTCATTAGGTCCGATTGTACGTTGTACCAATACTGGGATGTATGGGCAGTATACAATACCTGTATCATAGTATTCAGCACCCTTGTAACCTAATAGAGCATACTCTAATGGGTTTGAACGAGTACCTACTTGATACTGAGCTTCTGTACGTGTATCACGGTAAACATTGAAACGTCCGCCAACTGTACCTACCTTAGCGATACCAACAGGTTGAGTGTTGACATTACCTTGAACAGGGAACCATTGGAACTCAGGAAGCATTTCTAACATTGCGCAAACGCGAGGTGTTGCAACAATGAAGTTTGCAGCGCCACGACGGTTACGGATAGCAACGCGGTTAGCTTCAACGATAACACGTGCATAGAAGTCACGGTTACGTTCACCTAACCAACGACCATCAGCTGATACTGGTGACCATACTGAATAGCCTTGACCAAAGCCTGCATTGATTGCAACTTGGCACATACGGATAATCATTTCGCGGTCGATTTCAGCTTGAATTTCGTACGACATAGCGTTCGTTAATTCATTGTCTACGTCGATACCGTTCATGTTCTTGAGATCTTGCTCAAGTTCAACGGACCAACGAGCTGCTAAACGACGTGTACCGGCTTCAACTGCTGTCTTTTCGAAAGCAACAACCATCTGAGGGATGTTTGAGCTTAATTCAAAGTTTGCTAATAAGTTAGCAACGCCTTGATCGAAAGCAGGTACTGGGAAAATGTCAGAACCTGTAGGAGCTGTAGCACCACCGGATAGCCAGGAAGCAGATGTACCAGTGAAAGCTGTATTTAAATAATTCCAGCCTGTTTCTGTACCATCTGAATCTGCTGTCCAACCGTTAGCGCTGTTTGAAGCTGCACCATAGCCACCGTCTGGGCTTGTAGCACCGAGTGGATCTGATTCGTAACGATAACGTAAAGCGAATGCAAGACCGACTGGACCACTCATAGGTTGAACACCAACGATTTCGTTTGTGATCAATTCTGGGAAAGTACGACGGATCATCGGAATGAGGATCTTTGGTAGACGAGCATCACCAGTAGCATAGAAGTCACTTGATGGTTTACCACCAAAGCCCATTGAGCCTGCTGAACCAAATGAACCACCGTAACCGGCAGTATTGGAAGCTTCAGTTATGCACCACTGTTCTTGATTTTCAAGAAGAATAGCTGTGTTTAGCTTTGTGTGATCATCTTTGATCGCTGGAGTTGCATCATCAGCGTGCTCGAGCAATGGAGCCCACTTTTTGAGTAAGCTTGCTGCACGATCCTGATTGATGTAAGATTGTGAAGGTTTGATTGATTTCATATCTAATAATATTTTTTTAAACTAACATTACCTCAAGTACATAACAGTACTTCAACATGTAGATATACTTACATAAAAAAGCCCTGATTTCTCAGGGCTTTGTAAATTATTTTATCCTAAAACTCAGTAAGGTTTTTTTGTAAACTCACTCACGTAAGCTTTTGCAACATATGCTGCACCTTCAGTTGCTTCTGCTTCAGCTGAAGAATAAGACTTGGATTCTTTAAGTACTTCTTTTGGTTGTGTTACGTCTACACCCTTTGTCTTTGTTTGTACGGATTCTTTAAGAACCTGTACTTCATCTTCTTCTTTCTTATCGTACATTTCTGCAACGTAATTGAAGTTTTCTTTAATGGTTTCCATCTTCTTTTCGCTAAGAACACGTACCATATATTCTTTCTTAGCTTTTGGGAAGTTTTCTAATTTCTTTTCTAAGAATAATTGTTTTTCAGCATTTTCAGCTTTTTCTGTAATAAGTTTTACTTGTTCTTCAAGCTTTTTAATTTGAGCATTAGCTTCATCAATTTGCTGTTTACCGTCTAATAGTGCTTCTTTAACACCTTCATTAACGAATTCATCACTTAAACCCACTAAACGTTTTACCTCTTCAACAATCTTGCGCGAACGAGCGTTTTGTGTAGCTTCTTGAATCTGTTGTGCTGGGATTGATTTGTCAATATAAAGATCGATATAGTTAGATAATTGTTCTACTAATGTTTCTTTAAATTTCTTTGCTTCATTGTTTAAAGCATTTTCATAAAGTTTTACAAGCTTTACTAATTTCTCACTGTGAGTTTCATCAAGAGTGTTTAAAGCATGTTTAAACTTAGCGGAATGTGTCTCGTCAATACGAGCTACAATCTTGTCAAGTTTTTCTGTATGATCAGCATCAATTGCTTCTAATACGGCTTCAAGCTTTGAAGCATATTCATCATCTTGTTTAACTAAAGCTGCTTCAACAGCGAGGGATACTTTTTCTTCAGCTTTCTTTTCGATTGCTTCCGAAATTGCTTTTAAGGTATCTTCTGAAATGATATCCTTAGTAGCTTCTTTTAAAAGAGAATTAATGTCTTGGCTCATATATGATAGTATTACTTATATAAATTGATGGTAAAAAACAGGATTTTACTTATCCTGAGTTGAAAGTTTCTTATCTGCAGCTTGGATACGTTGTTTAATTTTTTCATTAACTATGGCTGCAAGCTGTTGATCGGCTTTCTTAAAGTCGTTTCGAGCTACATGATTAACGAACTTAGCTATTGTTTGCTTTGTGTTCATATATTATTTTATAGAATTAATAAATTGTATGATCTGCTCTCTTAGATAAAGATCTACATCTTTTTTAGGTAATGATTTTAATTTACCTTCAAATGTATCGTATACTTCTTCGTATAAACCGTTACCTTTTAAAATAAAAGTTTTAGATTCTAAAATACCATCAACAAATGCGCCCGGAGCAGAAGGATCAGCAACAACGTCCACAGTAATGAGTTTCATGTTTTTAACATGATTGACGCCGCCTTTTTCTTCAAGTTCGCCAAGCGCTCTGGAAGAAACGCCAACCTTAACACCATCTCTAATTAAACTTTTTAAAACCTCTCCGAGTGGTGTACTTAAAACTTTACTCTTACCACGGCAAATATTACCTTCCATACGTAATTCAGTAATAAGATGGCAAGCACGCTCGCTGTTAACAGTAGCACTTTGTGGGTGTTCGAGTTCTCCTAACGCACGATTATTCTTAACAAATTCATTATTGTAACGATCTACCTCTTTTGACATCTCGTTGATATCATAGATACGATTGTTACGATTCTTTTCACCAGCTACCATATAAGTACCAGTAATATACATATTAGCTGGTTTATCTTTATTACCCTCTTCAATCAGGTAATCAAGACCCTCTGTAATTGGATTTTGTGTTATTAACTTAAGTAACATGTTGCTTATATTTATTTATGTAACTCCTTGCTTTTTCTATGGTATATTATAATATAAAGCATGGGTAAACCGAAATATAGTGTTATTATACCGACGTATAATCATTTGGATAAGTTCTTGAAGCCATGTTTAGAAAGCATTATACGTCATACGGATTTAAATAATACTGAAGTTATTGTAGTAGCTAATGGTTGTGTAGATGATACAGTAGTGTATGTCAACGATTTATCGGTAAAGTACCCAAGTATTAAACTTATAGAAAGTAAAGAGGGTTTAGGTTATACTAAAGCTACTAATTTAGGTATTAAAGCTGCACAAGGAGAATATGCTATCCTCCTTAATAACGATACCGTACTATTACCACAACCTACAGATTGTTGGTTACAGCAGTTAGAATTACCCTTTATTAATGATCCTAAAATGGGCGTTACAGGGCCATTATGGATTATAGATAAAATCACTAAAACTCGGTTCGTTGTTTTCTTCTGTGCAATGATACCAATGAGGTTGTTCGACGAATTGGGGTTATTGGATGAAGTATTTTCACCGGGTGGGGGGGAAGATATAGACTTTTGTATAAAAGCACAACTTAAGGGTTATAACTTACAGGTGGTTCCATATGATACAAATTTGCAAAAATCAGAAGAGTCCTCTAAAACAGTGATTGGTAATTTTCCAATTTATCATTACGCAGAGGGTACGTTTGAAGATATTGAAAGTTATGGTTCATTAACTTTTAAGCGAAATAGCTTAATTAATTTAAAAAGATATGTAAAAGATATAAAGCTACACTTAACTTCTATATACGATAGAAATGTTTTACCAGAATTTATTAAAGTACATCCAATTGTTAAGACAAGCGATATAGTTTGCAAGTGGGATGAATTAGAGTTTGACGATAATTCAGTAAGTGAAATTGCATTAGCAAATTCAATTCATGAAATACCATTAGCATTGTTGAACAATTATACAGATGAGTGGTACCGGGTTTTAAAGAGTGGTGGTAAAGTGATAAGCTTAGTACCTATGCTAAATACTGCTGTGATTGTACAAACATTAATTAGTAGTGGTTTTAAAATTGATGGCACTCAAAAACACAATGAACATACAATGTATGTGCAAGCTTCAAAATTATGATAACAGATAAAGTTACAGCAACAGTTTCAACTAAAGGTAGGTACCATAACACTTTCCCGTTAGTATTAACATCTTTAGCTAATCAAACTCTTAGACCCTCAAGGCTTATTATATACGATGATAATGATACGCTTGAAGATATAAGAGAGAATGAAATTTATAGAAATGTATTATTTTTACTCAACAGAAGAGGTATTAATTGGGAAGTGACTGTGGGTGAGCGTAAAGGTCAAATACATAACCACCAACGCGCATTAACAGACGTAAAGTCTGAGTTTATATGGCGTTTAGATGATGATAATATAATGGAGCCAGACACTCTTGAAAAGCTTTATAATTATATTATTACTGATCCTAAAATAGCTGCTGTAGGTCCGCTTATCTTAGACCCAAAAAGTGAAATAAATAATAAATTAGCTTCAAATAAGATTGAAGATATATTCATGGGGATGAACATACAGTGGTGTGATCCTAAAGTAGAATCTTTTATTGAAGTAGACCACTTGCAAGGTAGTACATTTTTATTTCGTAAAGAAGCAGGTGCTCATGGTTATGACTTAAATTTATCTAAAGTGGGCCATAGAGAAGAAACAATCTTCACGTATGAAATGAGACGTGCTGGTTGGAAGCTGGTTGTAATGACCGGGGTAAAGACCTGGCACATGCGCTTTGGTGCTGGTGGTATTCGAAGCGATCAACAAGTAAAGATGTTCGAACGAGATGAAAGTATATTTTATGACTATCTTAAAAAGTGGGGTATAAAACCCTCAAACGTTAAGATATTCCCGTTAAACAGTGGTATAGGTGATCACTATGCTTTTAGAAGTATATTACCCGCTATTAAAGAAAAGTGGAAAGGATGTAGGATTGTTATAGGTGCTTGTTACCCGGCTGTATTTGAAGGAGAAGAAAATATAGAAATAGTTAGTTTAAGTGACGCTACGTCTTTTGTTAATGAAGAAGAATGTAATGTATATAGATGGATGGACCAGCGTAATTGGAAAAAATCTCTATCCGAAGCACTAAAAACAATGTACACATCATGAAAAAAGTACTCATAAGCCCATTTGCACAGTTATTACGTAACGGTAAAGAAAACCCTAAAAACTTTCCTTATTGGGAAGATTTAATTGGTTTAATGAAACAAGCTGGTATTACTGTTATACAGATTGGTTCTACTAAAGATAAACAGTTACCCGGGGTTGATGTTTTTAAACAAAACCTTCGACTATCTGAGATTAAAGATCTTGTAACTGAATGTGATACGTGGATATCTGTAGATAGTTTTTTACAGCATTTATGTGCATATCATAAACTGCAAAGAGGTATTGTTATATTCAGTCAATCAGACCCTAAGATCTTTGGATATACCCGTAATATTAATATGTTAAAAGACAAGAGATATCTTAGAGATAAACAGTTTTGGTTATGGGAACAATGTGATTATAATAAAGATGCATTTGTAAGTGCACAGGAAGTAATGGATACGTTATCAAAACTATTGAGTGATAAGTAAGTATTAGCGATATGGCTAATCCTTCCAGCACCGTGGGTCCTTCAGACTTTTTATCTACAAATTTAAATAGTAGAATTCAGAGCTATGATATGCTTGCTGAGCGTATCTTTTTTCAGCTTGGTGCACCTGTAATTAATTTAGAAATTGCTTGTAATGCAGCTTATGATGCTATTGCTTATGCAATAGAGTTGTATTCAAAGTTTACACCAGGCACAGAAGAATTAATTGTGTTTGATAGTGCCCTGTACACATACGGTCAGGGTATTAGAATGGACACGCTCATTAATAATACTTTAAATCCAGAAGTATCTGCCTTAAGTTCAACATTTCAGTCGGGATGGGATGTAGATATGAATGATTACAGAAAAGTAATCGATGTTACTTCATTTTCAGTGGGTTCAAATAACGGTGTTAATACATTGTTTACTATTGAACAATCAATGGCACAGCAAATGCACTTTGCATATAGCTTAGGTAGCAAAGCGTTTGACGTTATTTCTTGGCACATTTTAAAAGATTGGTTAAAGACGCGTGAAAAGGTATTTGCACAGCAACCTTATTTCCGATTCGATCCTCGTACCCAAGTACTACGTATTACTCCAGATCCAGCCATGGCTGGCAAAGACAGATACTGGGCTACAGTAAGCTGTAGAATAGAAAGACCAATAAAAGATTTAGTTAAAGAGCGTTGGGTAATGGAATACGCAAAAGCGCTTGTTAAGATTAACATAGCTAATACACGCGGTAAGTTCCAAAACACGCAACTATTTGGTAGTGGTACACTACAATATAGTGAGTTAATGACGCAAGGTACAACTGAAAAGAAAGATCTTGAAGATCAATTACTCAATACGCGTCAAGAAGATCAAGAACCTCCAGGATTTTTTATGGGGTAGTACTTGTTCTTTATCAAGTAGTTATACGTTTAAGTACCTGGAAGCGCGCTTGGAGCACCACCAGCTGGTTCAGGAGCTGCAGGAGCTTCTCCACCAGCCTCACCTCCGCCTGCAGGAGCTTCACCACCCGCTGGAGGTAATGCACTACCACCGCCACCTGGTGCTGGACCAAATGCTGGAGGCGTACCACCAGCTCCACCACCACCGCCACCGCCCTGTGCACCACCACCTGTAATGCCTTGACGCCAATTAGGGCCAGCATTAGTAATTTGTGCAACTTCAAAAGCAAAAGCAGCGTCTTTTTTCATCCATTCACGATTAACTTTAAGTTCATCATCAGTCCAGTTCATATACTTCTTAAGGGCATATGATTTTGATACAGCTTCAGTTTGAATAGCATCGTTTAATGACTTAACTTTTAAATCGTGTATCTGAGCTTCACGTGCTACGTGGAAATAAGTAGGTGGGTTAAACGCTACATGTATATCATGTTCTTTTAATTTGTATTGGTCCCAAAGACCTTTTAACTTTAAATGAGTAATTAAAGTTTCTTTTAATGTAGAAGCAAATTGACGTTGGAAACGAATAATAAGACGTGCAAACTTAAGCTCTTCACGTAAAATTTCAGCACCATCAGCATACTTTGCTTCTGGGTCTAAACGGCTTGTTGGTACGCGTAATGCTTTATAGAGCTTCTTAACAAAGTAATTTAAATCATCTAATTGACCTAAGTTAGCACCACCTGGTAATGAAGTAACGTCTGTACCTGTACCATCTGGACGTTTAGCAAACCAATAACTATCTAACATTGATTGTGGGTCGTAAACATTAACATTACCACCTTGATCGTTATCGTATGTTCTACGTGACCAATATGATTGCATTAAACGTTTAATATAAGCTTCTGCTTTAGGTGCAGGTAAATTACCTACATCTACTTTAAATACTAAGCGTTCTGGAGCTCTTACTAAACGATAAACAATAATACTATCTTCAATTAAACTTAATTGCTTGTATGCTCTACGTGCTACTTCAAGATATGGTAAACGAATAGTTTTGTGTTCGTTCCAAGTATGAGAATGAAAATATGTAACTTGATGACGTTCTAAAGGTATTAACTCTTGTTTAGATGTGTTTCTATTTTGAGCATCTTTATCGATAACAGGCTTACGTAATAAGAAGCCTTTAATTAACATATTTTGAATGTTGTCGTAAATAGGATTAATGTGCTCTGTAGGTATCTGTACTACACCTATAATACCAGCATCCTTTTTATCTTCATGTATTACGTTTTCAAAGTACAGTTCAGCATCAATTAATATAGCTCTAAAATATTCAAAGCCTTTATTGTCTAAGTTAAACTGTTCTACTAAATTGTGAAAGTTCTTTTGAAGTTCTTTTGCAATAACCGGATCCTTACTTTCAGCTACTGTTAAGCCAACATACTTACCTTTATCATCTTTGACAAGCATTTCATCACAGATTTCATCTAAAGCGTGGCTAATTTCTGCATAAGAAGCCATAACCCGATAATCAGCTAAACGCTTCGGTTTATCTGTATCAATTAAGGCATAAAGAAAATCGTGATATGCTTTATTAATAACAATACCTTCAAGGGAAGGCATACCAGGCATATCCTGTTGAGTAGAAACAGCTTGTTTGAATACACGTTCTTTAGCAGAACTGTTGATATTATAAAATGTTTCGAACTTAGGATTAAGTTCTTTGATGTTGTCAATCACTTGAGCATTACCAGTATACGGCAACCTATTAACAATATTGTTAAATGTGCGAGTGAAGAAGTTAGGTTGTACGTTGTCAGCCATTTATATATTATTTACACTGTATGCTATTATTATATACTGGATTTGTTAAAATGCCAATTTTAAATTATTAAGGCCCGCTCAGTGCACTTATTATAGCTGGACCACCACCTGTTATCGTGAAGGTTGTTGGGTTAGTAATCGAGCTTGCAAATGTTACAGGGCCTGAATACCCCCAATTATTAAACGTTTGGCCTGCTTTTAAGGATACCGATATTGGATAAGACTGATTTACATTCAATCCTGATATAGACGTACTACTTGTGTATTGTACACCATTAATTTCAATGTAATTCTGTCTGCCTGGATTGAAACTTACACTGAGGTTAACTGTTGGGGTTGGTGTAATAGTCGGGGTAGGGGATGGGGTGCGAGTTAAAGTCGGTGTAGGTGTTGGGGTGTGTGTACGCGTAGGTGTAGGGGTAGGTGTTGGAGGTACCGGTGTAGGTGTCGGTGTAGGTTGTAGTACTGTAAATGCACCTATGGTTTGAAGACCCCCTGCAGCTGTAAGGGTAACTGTAGTAGTTGTATTTGTAGGGTTACCAACAACAACATTAGGTGTGAGACTCCAATGTTCAAAATCGTACCCATAACTAATTATAGCAGTAATTGAGTAAGGTTGATTGATATTAACCGTTACCATACTGGTTGCTAAATACCCTACACTGTTAAACACAATACCGTCAGTTCCATCTACTACGCTAAGTAGCAATGTTCCTGTAAGAGCAGGTGTAGCTGTTGGAGTAGGTGATGGAGTAGGTGTTAGTGTTATCGTGGGTGTAGGTGATGGGGTTAAAGTTACTGTAGGTGTAGGTGTAGCTGTAGGTGTAGCTGTAAGTGGTACAGGAGTTACAGTCGGTGTAGAGGTAGGAGACGGGTCAGGTGTTGGGGTAGGGGTTAATGTCGGAGTAGGTGTAGGTGTTGAGGTGGGCTGTGGTGGGGGTGGTAATACAGCCTGTATACCTTGAGTGTATGGTGGTTGTACGGAAAGATTAGAGTTATATGAATTAACTGAAAGTAAAGTATAACCTGCATCGTTAAATACAATAATATCAAAATAACCGACAGTTAATGGTGCAGGATAGGTTACTTGCAACTTATTATCATTATATACATAATAACTTGCGGCTGGCACTAAACCAGTTAATGCAGGGTAGTTTGCTGATAAACCAGATGATAGTGCATATAGATTAACTGTTTGAGTGTTAGTACCAAACATATTATTATTACCGCTAAGGTAAACATAATTTGTATACTTTAAATTTGTTCCGTATAAGTTTAACGCGCCAGAAAGACCGACAGGTGTTAACCAACGATCACTATATGGCATTTCAGGTTTAGCAGAAATCGTAAATGATTCAGTTTGAGTTGGATCGGTTAAGTAGTCAAGATTTTCAAACGTAGGAGTACCCGATACAGGGTAAAAATTAGTATCAATTTTAAATATTCTTCCTACAGGGTTAGCATCAGCCTTAAACAACCACCCTTTAATAGTAAATGATGTATCACACGTTACACGTGTTGGTTGTGTGGGTTGCTGTTCTACCGGGTAACCCATAGTTAATGTACCATTCCAAAGTACTTCAGAACGAATTTCTATGTTAGACATCTCTCTACGAGTCCAAGAAATAATAAAATACGGGTCGCTGTATGGAACAAAATTACTTAAAATTTGATCCATATCTGTCTGAAAACGTGTCACTATACTAACGCTAACTTCTATATTGACTGGTACTGGTTGTAAGTTTTGATCAGCGGTGGAAGGAGTAAAAGCGGCTATGTTAGGGTTAACGTTAAACTGACCATAGAGCTTATTAAATACTCTGGATTGATCCCTACTGACACTACTAATATAGAACGCTACTACTGGTAATGTAAAATTCTGTGCTGGGTCAACTAAATCAAAAAGAACACGTTGTTTGGGTGCATAAACATATCTAACTGCAATATTGTTACCTACATTACCATGTATATCATAACGCTTCACAACTGCTCCATCAAAAGCATTAAGAAATTGTGTTAATAAATCCTTTACCTCCCAATGATACGTGTAGTTCTGCACTTATATACTTATACAATACGATCTAAAAAGTGTTTAGGTAAGATCTTCTTATTATCTATTATAGTTTTAGCGGATAAACCATCCAATATGTAAGTCACGCTTTCGTCTTCAACACTTCTGGTACACCTTCCACAAGCTTGTATTAATGCAATAAACATTCTCATTTTATACCAACCTGGATCCTCTTC